ATCACCGGGTTCATCAAGCTCGTCAACAAGATGGGTGCCGCTACGAAAGCTGCCGGTGCTGCCTCTGCTTCTGCCAGCAAGGCCGCTGCCGCCGGGAAGGCATCCGAGGCTGCTGCCAATGCCGGTGCTGCCACCACGGGAGCGGCTGACACCATGGCGAGTGCTACGGCGGGTGCTGCTAAGTTGCCATTTCCTGCCAGCCTTGCAGCTATTGCAGCTGCGGTGGCTGCTACGGTGGGCATCATTGCGGTCATCTCCAGTCTGACCAAGGGCTTCCATCATGGTGGTGTGGTCCACGCTGCCCTTGGTGCGGTGGTGCCGGGTGGCAATTATAGCGGCGACTTGGTGCCTGCTATGCTCAATAGCGGCGAGCTGGTGCTTAACCAAGCCCAGCAAGGCAACCTTGCCTCACAACTTAACGACGCGGGCACGCTGCGTAACTTGCAGCTCACCACCCAGCTCAACGGCGAGGACATCCTGCTCGCTATCGACAACCATGGACGGCGCACCGGTAAGGGTGAGCTCGTAACCTCAAATATCAAGTTATGGTAATTAAGTATCAAATAAAATTCGTATCGCTGCCCCATGACGGAAATGGCGAGTTGCTGACGGTGAACATCTACGACGCAACCGCCACCACCGGCACGCCTGTGCAGCTCACCGGCTCTGCCTCGCCTTTCTCCACGTCTGGCAGTGATGACTCCGATTTTTACACCCCCATCCGCTCGCAAAGTGGCTACATCCGCTTTATCTGCAAAGACGAGAGTGTGATCAGCGACATCATGCCGGAGAGGGCAACCGACCGCCCAGTGACGCTTACCGACGCTTCGGGAGCTGTCCGTTGGGCGGGTTTCCTGAGCGGAGAGCAATATTCCCAGCCGTGGGAGCCGACACCCTACAGTTTGCAGCTCCCTGTGAAAGGATTGCTCAGTACCATGGCGGGTGTGGAGTTCACCCAAGCTGACGGCTTCACGTCGGTGGTCTCCTTGATGAGCACTATCGCCCAGTATCTGCCCTACACGCCGCGTATCATCTACCCAAAGAGCATGGCGATTGACAAGGTGCTGGTCAGCAACGACAACTTCCGGGAGTTCCTCTCGAAGGAAGAGCGCAAGGATCAGAACACGGAGAATATTTATTCCGCTGACAGCATCGAGACAGTCTTTGAAGAGTTCTGCAAGTACTTCGGCGTGTCCGCCCATGAGTATCACGGCGACATCTACCTCATTGCGCATGATGCCACCGAGTACCTCTGCAGCGACGGCAGGACGGTAGCACCCGTCACGCATGACCTGCTCGGACTCGGTATCGTCGGAGCCAGCAACAAAAAGAGCTTCTCCAAGTTCTACCGCTACGTCCGCGGGGAGTTCGATACGGGGTCGGATGATGACAAGGCGAAGACGGTTATGGAGCTCAACGAATTTTCGGAGTATTTGCCTGTGAATAATCAAAGTAACGAGTTTATCTTCTATGACGCTGCGGAACCGTTGACATGTCTGATACCCAACACGGGAGATCACTACACCGGAAGAATAGGCAATGATGATTATGCCTTCCCCAAGATGCTTTGTGGAATAATATATCGAAACGGCAGTGCATCTTATTACGATCCTTCCTCTGTCATAGGTATTATTTTCCATGGCTCTTATCCCTATTACAACGAGTCCGGGGCTCATAACGTTACGGGACAAAGAAGTTCAGGCGGAGCAGATATGCTCCAGATTTCCACTCCTTTGTCTGCGAATGAAATTAAAAAAGTCTTTACGATTAAAAGTCTGCAAGATATAAAGATAACAAAAAGCGAAAGGTCGCTTATTAATATCCAGATGAGTCTAAGGGCTTTGGGCGAGAGATATAGCAAAAAACCGTCTGGTAGTTCTGACGATGATGATGAAAAATATGCGCGAGAAGGAAAGATTGATAACGGCGGTGTCTATCTGTCTATAAAAGTTGGTGACTTATATCTTACGGAGATTTCGACCGATAAATATTCGTGGAGTAGCACCGAAAGTTATATCATGTGCCCTGTTAGTAACGGGACACCCATTTTCAATTATCTTCGGACTGATAAGGACGTAAAGACTTCTGTCTTTGTCGAGGATCCCGGCATTTTGGTTTCTCTCCCGGATTCCCTTCGCAATAAGTTGGTGCCTATCGAAGTCGGTCTTTGGTCTGGAATATGTCATCCTGTTAAATGGAGTACCAAGGACAGTGGTCTTGACATATTTGGGAATCCTACTCTACCCGGTGTCCTCACCGACGACAAGGGCAACGACTTCGATGCTACCTTCATCCACTTGATCGTCACTAACTTCAAGATCTCCATCGCCTACGAGGGCGGAACCCAGACTATCGGCACCGACCTCGATCAGAACGTCTACATCGTGCCCAACGACAATGCGAGCACCTACAAGTACGACGTATCCTCTACCATCACCACCCGCCGGGGCATCCAGCACGGCACCGGGCTGGCACTCAACGACGATCTGAGCTATTGCGCTACGACCTACGACCTCGACGGCTGCAAGCGGCGGGCTGCGATGGTGGCCAAGAACCGGGAGATGCTGACGGTAGCCGTCGAGAATAACACGGCCATCGCGCCTTTTGATACCATTGCCTGGCACGGCAAGATCTACTCGCCCTTAGCGGACAATATCGACTGGCACGACAACGAGAACGAGTTGAAACTGATTAACATTGATTGAAAATGAAACATCAAGGAAAAGATTTGCTCATATTGCTCAACGACGTGGCCATTGCCAACTCGAAGAGCTGCGACATAAACATGGACTGTGAGGTGATCGAGACCTCCAGCCCTGACGATGGGGACACGAAGCACTTCATCCCCGGCCGCAAGTCGTGGAAGGTCACGACCTCTTATCTGGTCGAGGCAGACGGCACGCCCATCAAGTCCCACCTATCCGTCCCCGGCAAGGTATTCACTATCAAGGTCAAGAGCCGTGAGCTCTCGGATGATGTGATGACCGGCCATGCCATTTGCACGAACTGCAAGATTACCGGCACCAAAGGAAACCTCACGCAAGGTTCCTTCACGTTTCAAGGTACCGGTGCATTGAAGTAGGCATTATTATTTGTCATATAAGATTGAAGGCGCGCTGCTCGTGAGAGTGGTGCGCCTTTTTGGTTAACCTATCGGCCGATTTTCTCTGCTTTATAGAAAAGTGCTGACGGGGACATGAAATATAAATTTGTAGGCTATACACGAGACTCCAAGGGGAAAGTAATTAATCGACATCTCAACGATGTTTGCAATACAGTAACTACATCATCAAGAGGTGGCAGTACGCAAAGCCCATACATTTACTATGAATACGAAATATAAAATTGTTGAGATGTGGGGTTCGTTACAAGCCCACCATTCCGTAATTAGCGGGGGGTATGCCTGTCCGGTTATCGGCACAACAGATTTTGGATTACCAAGAATGGTCATTGAGTACGAAATATAACACAGAATTATGATAGCAAAATTTGTAAAAGGTCAGGAGCCACAATTTTTTGACATTCGCAAGCTGACTCCTGTTGAGTGTTTCCGCTTGATGGGTGTCCCTGACAGCTACATTGCACGTATGACTGATGAAGAAAGTCCATTGAGCAGAAGTGCTTGTTACAAGTTAGCGGGTAACAGCATCGTGTGCGATGTGTTGTTCTACATCTATAAGAATATCTGGATGTATGACCATTCTGATATTCAGAGCTTCGGATTGTTTGAGGATCGCGAGGAATGGAACGTCCCCTTGCCGAAGAATATCAACGTTGTAACACTTTGTAGCGGCTACGATAGTCAGATGATCGCTATGGATATGTTCCATACCTTTTGCAAGAAGCAAGGCCTTGACTTTACGTATGACTTGAAGGCATGGTCTGAGTTCGATCCCGAAAGCAAGAAGCCATTGAGCGAGCAACCAGCCGTAAAAGCGCATAATGTCTTGTTCCCTCAATGGAAAGACCGCAATGTGGGCGACATGACCAAGGCGGATTGGAGCTCCCTTGCCGATGCGGATATTGATCTGCTGGCCTATTCGACTCCTTGCCAAAGTATCTCCATAGCAGGAAAGAGAGCCGGGATCAAGAAGGGCAGCGGCACCCGTTCTGCGGTGTTGTGGTCAACAGAAAAAGCTATTGATGTCATGCGGCCGAAATTCTTGCTTCAGGAAAACGTTGCCGCCTTGGTAGACAAGACGAACTTTCCCGATTTCGTGGAGTGGTATCATACCGTCGAGAAATATGGGTACAAAAACTACTATGCAGTTCTTAATGCTAAGAACTATGGCGTACCACAGAATCGGGCGCGTGTGTATATGGTAAGCGTCCGAAAGGATGTTTGCGGTGGAGCTTATCATTTCCCCAAACCATTCAAACTTCAAAAGCATATTGCTGACATTTTGCAATCGGAAGTTTCGGACAATTTCTTCTTGAAGCCAGAGTCTGTGATAAAATTCCTTCTGCACATTCAAAAAGAGAAAGCTGAATATCGGGTCGTCCCTGCTTGGCTGGAGGAGATGATTAAGTCTGCGGCTTATTGGGTTTCTGATGTTCGCGAGGCTATGGCATCCGAGGATCCTGTCATTGCTGCTGTGGCAAAGAAAAATTATGAAGCCTATCGGAATGATGCACGCAAGGATATTCTTTCAAAAGTATATGCTTTGCTTGAGCAAGATGATTGTTAGAATATGAAATATAGACATATGGATTATTGTAAATTGATTTGCGGGGGGGTGTTATATTGGGACTTCTGAATCATTCACACATGGAGCGATTTTGAATGTTTCTCGTACAATAACAGCATCTGGGGTCGATGCTTGTGTTGCTATTAAATTTGAACTATGAGATATTAGCCTTTTTGGTTAACCCCTTCCCCTGTTTCCTCTGCTTTGTAGAAAAATTAATTTCACATGGATAATACATTCTCCATTTTTAAGAATCTGATCCGCCGACGTGAGGCACCCGTTCCCGGTGTCCCATCCTCGACCAAGGATCAGCCAGCCGAGACCCAGGCGGGCGACTGGCAAGGCCATGTCGCGGCTGTGGGCGGTAGAAACTCGTTGCTCGTTTCGGCGTGGTACCGTGGCGTGACGGTCATCATGCACACAATGGGACAGATGGTCGTACAATACCAGCGCCTGAACAAGGTGGGCGGCAACTTTGTAGAGGACCGCTACGGCACCAGCCGGACGCTCAATTACCTGCTCCAGGTACGGCCGAACGATCAGATGTCTGCGTCCACGATGTTGGAGCAAATCGAGTTCCGCAAAATCTATTACGGCAACGCCTACGTGTACATCGACCGAGACTTTGGTGGTGAGATTCAAGGCTTCTACCTCTGCCAAAACGGGAGTTATAATCCGTTGGCCGATACCTATACGGTCTCGTTCTACCGTCGCGGCTCGGTGGTCACGCTCACGGCTCCTGCCGCCGACGTGCTCCATTTCCGCAACACCATCCTCTCCGATGATTACATGACCGGCATCCCCACGCTGCTCTACGCTACCCAGTCGCTGCGTATTGCAGCCACGGCGGACGGCCAGACCTTAGAGGATATGGCCAAAGGTGGCCGGCATAAGATCATCGTACAAGAGAAGCCAGCCCAGCAAGGTGCCTGGGGACTCGTCGGTGGCAATGCCAACAAGGACGAGTTGAAGAAGGTCACCAAGCAGTTGGGCGAGGACATGCTATCAAAAGACGTGATGCTCACGTCCAACGTCGTCGATACGAAGATCATCTCTCAGACGGCGATGGAGCTGCGCACACTTGAGAACCGCAACTTCCAGGTGGCCGACCTCGCGCGTTTTCTCGGTGTGCCCAAGATTATGATGATGGATGATTCCGGCTCGTCCTATAAGAGTCCGGAGGCAGCGACGCAAGAGTTCTTGCTTCGTACCATCTCGCCCCGTGTGCGTGAGTATGAGGACGAGTTGAACGCCAAGCTCCTGACGGCGGATGATTTCGGCTCGCGTCGTGTCCACGTCTGTGAGCAGGCCCTGCGCCGCCTTGATCCTAAGGGTCAGAGCGACCTCGACAAGGTGCGCCTTGAGACGGGCGTGATGTCTCCTAATGAACTGCGCGCCCAATATGACCTCGGTACGATTGAGAATGGCGACGTGCATTACGTCTCCACGAACTTGGCCGAGCTCGGTAGTGAGAAGCTACGCGCTGCGGGCAGTATCAGGCTAACAAAGTCCGAACCGGCTCAGACGAAGCCGACGAAGAAGGGCGAGGACGGCGAAGGTGAGGAAGGAGGTGAGGAATGAAATACTTAACTCTGGAAATGATTAAAGGTCACTCCCGCATCCAGTTCGATTGCGAGGACGACATGCTGCAGCTTTATGCTGAGAGTGCTGAAGACACGGTGCTCAATATGCTCAACCGCTCCTATGATGACTTGATGTCTGCCTATGGCGAGGTGCCCAAGCCGGTGATCCAAGCGACGCTGATGTTAGTGGATAACTCCTACATCAACCGCTCACCGGTGAGTCCGCAACAGATGTACATGGTGCCCTACACCATCGACGTTTTACTCAAACCTTATATCATTTTGTGACATGTATAGCTCAGGTATGCTTAACAAGCGGATCGAGATCCTCAACCGCACCCAGGCAGAGGATGGCGACTTCGGACTTGACAGTGGCGGGGTGCAATGGGAGAAAACGGCGGAAGACTGGGCGGCGGTAGATTTCGTAAAAGGCATCCGGGCCATGCGTGAAGGTGCCCTCGATGCCTACGGGGTGGTGCTGGTTCGTATGCGCTACACCGATAAGGTGAACAAGCGGTCGCGCATTGTCTACGATAACGAGACCTACGTCATTTTGCCGGAGACCTTCCATGCCGATTTTCAAAATAACACCCTACAGTTCAACGCGCAAATTTTGGTTAACCCCGACTAACGTTTTGTCAGAATTATAAATCGAAATATTATGGCTAAAGAAAAAGAATTGGAAAAGCGTGAGATCCGCACCGTCGCCTGTCAGTTAGCGGTGCGAGAGATCAAGCGTGAAGACGGCACCACCGTGGTGAGCCGTACCATCACCGGCACGGCCATCGTCTTCAACAAGCCCTCGCAAGTAATCGATGACTGGGGCGATAAGTACGTCGAGTACATCGCTCCGTCGTGCGCCACGATGGAGTTTCTCAAGACGCAGGACATCAAGCTCAACCTCTTGCATGATCGTGAGTCCACCATCGGCCGATGGAACAAGGGTGAAGGCAACCTCAAGCTGTCTGTCGATGATGAAGGCGTGCATTTTGAGATCGAGGCACCCCAGTGCGACCTCGGCGACCGCGCGCTGGCGATGGTAAAGGCGGGTGTCTATTCCGGTTGCTCTTTCGAGTTCCGCGCGAAGGACTACTCCCTGAAAGAGGTTAAGGATGCCGACGGAAACGTGACCACCGAGGTCACGCACACGGCCTTTGAGTACATTTCTGCCCTCACCATCGCGATGGATCCTGCCTATACGCAGACCAGCGTGAGTGCGCGTGAGCTCGACAAGAAGACCCCCGAATACAAGGTGCGTGAGGCTGAGGAGCAGAAGAAGCTCGCCCGTGCCCGTGAGGTCGCTATGGCGCAGGCTCGTAGCCGTCGCCGTTCAATTGATTTTATTCACCAGTAAATTTATAAATTTATGAAGTTCAAAAATTCTAAGGAGGCAGCGGCTAAGCGCCGTGAGCTTCAGGACAAGCTCGCCGACATCAACGACAAGCTCGAAGTAATTGACCAGACTCTCGCCAAGCGTGAGCTCAAGGACGAGGAGAAAGACATCCAGAAACAGCTCAACCGTGAGTTTGCCAAACTCCAGCGCGAGATGGATCTGTGCTCCCGCGAGTACCAGATTCTCTATCAGGCTGAGAAGGCAGAGGCAGAGAAGCGCGAGGTGAAGAAGACCGCCGGTCAGCAGCTCCGTGAGATGATGGAGACTGCCCGCAACAACACGCAGGTGCGTGAGACGGTGCTCGGTGGCGCTGCCGATGGTGGTGTCATGGCATCCGGCGCGGTGAACCTCACCATCAACGACCTCATCCCGACGCTTAACGAAGGTCTCGGTCTGCCTTCCGGCGTGACCATTCAGACCGGCGTGACCGGTAACGAGGTGTGGCCGGTTTCCATCAACGACTGCGAGATGGAGGAGGTCGGTGAGACCGCCGAGCTGACCGATCAGACGCTCAAGTTTGACAACATCTCTCCTGCCGTGAAGCGTGTCGGTATGACTGCCAACGTCTCCAACACTGCTATCGACAACGCAAGTTTCGATTTGCTCAGTTTCGTGCAGCAGAAGATTACACTCGCCCAGCGCAAGTATCTGGCCGAGAAGATCTACTCGCATGCTGCCTTCACGGGCGTGAAGGGTCCTTTCGCTGGCGCAACACCTGCCGGTACCATCACCCTCGACAAGACCGCTTACGCTACCATCCTGAAGGCGATCGCTAAGTTCGCCGACAATGGTTACGATATGAGCAACATCGACCTCGTTATTGATGCAACCACCGAGGCAGAGCTGAAGGCACTCCCGAAAGCTGACGGTCAGGGCGGCTTCGTCATCGAGAACGGTAAGCTCGCCGGCTACAACTACGTGGTCTCCCACTACATCGACACCACCCTCGACGCTGACGGCAAGACGCTGAAGATGGATACCGACCGCTTCATGGGTATTGGTATCTTCAACTATTTGGCAGTGCAGCAGCATGGCCAGGTTCGCTTGACCATCGACCCGATCTCCAAGGCTGCCAAGAACCTGACAGCCGTCACAATCAATACATCGTGGTCGGTGACCGACCTCTCTGTGAAGACTACGACCAACGGCAAGAAGAACACAACTTCTACCGCGTTTGCGCTCTACAAGATTGCAGAAGCTGCAGGCGCGTAGTCTTTCTCTTTTCTGTGATGCGGGGCTCTGACTGCTAAGGCGGTCATCCCCCTTTTTCTAATGTTTAATTAAGTACAACATGAGTTTACTCACTGATTCCATCTTCATCAAGGCGCTCAAGGGCAACGCTGCCATCACCAAGGCGGTCTCCAAGCGGATCTATGGTACGGCCATCCCGCTCCCGGACGCTCAGGCGGAAAACGTCGAACTGCCCTACATCATCGTGTCATTTGAGGGCTCCCAGCCCGTCCCCGATACCAAGGACGGCGACATGGAAGGATACGAGATGCAGAATACGGTCGGCGTGCTCCTCGTAGCTGCCACCTTGCCCGCCTTGCACACGCTGATGGAAGCGGTGCGCAGTGTTATCGCGGATAGTATGCGACGGGTCGATCCTGAGTCTCCCGTACTCGACGATTACCCTGCCGATTACGATTGCTCAGTGTCTCCCATCCAGTACGACCCGGACAAACCTGCGTACTTCGTGAAGTTCACTTATGTCTGTACTGTTAATAATAATTACTAATCATGTATATTAAAGGA